GTTCTCCGATCGGCGCTTCAAGGCCGCCATGGCCACGGCGCTCACGCGCACGGCGGTGCAGGTGCGCGCAGGCGTCCAGGCCGAGCTGCCCCGCGTGCTGGACCGGCCTACGCCTTACACGCTCAGGCAACTGCGCTACGTGGGTGCATCGGCCGACCGGCTGGCTGCAGCCGTGGGCTTCAACGTGGTGAGCGTCACCGATGAGCGCGGCGCCCGCATCGGCTTCCGCGACCTGGGCCAGGGCGAGACGCCGGCCGGCAAGTACCTGCAGCCCAACATCGACGGCGGCACGCGGCGCGTGAAGCGGCTGGAGGAAGCCCTGCGCGCCCAGGGTGCGCTGCCTGATGGCTGGCTGGTGGTGCCAGGCCAGGGGGCTTTCATTGACGCCTACGGCAACGTGGCCCGCAGCCAGGTGGTGCAGGTGCTGGCACAGCTTCGCATCCAGCTTCTGTCGGGCACGACGCGCAACATGAGCTTCAACGCCCGCAAGCAGATCACTGCGCAGCGCAAGGCCGGTGGCCGCTTCTTCGTCATCCCGCCCGGCAATGGCAAGCAGCAGCCCGGCATCTACCGGCGCGAGTTTCTGAGCCGGAATATTGAGCCAATTTTCATCTTCGTGCGCGGCGCCACCTACCGCCGCCGCTTCGACTTCGACGGCCTGGCCAAGCGCCTGGCTGACCAGACGCTGCCGGGCGAAGTGCAGCGGGCCGTGAACGAAAGCCTGGCGCGTCTGTCGGCCAGGTCAGGCGCATGACCAGCCACCGCCCACCCCCCCGGTTCGGGTCCTCCCTGGCACCTGCCAGCGCGGGTAATTCGAACCCCGCGTTTTCGCTAGTGGGTCCCGTGCGGACTTTGTACGCCTAGGGGTTCGCTGATGCCTGTCGGTACGGTCCAGCTCATCACCCAGGCCGAATACGCCCGGCGCCGCGGGTGCACCGAGGGCGCCGTGCGGCGCGCGGTGCGCGACGGGCGCATCAGCCTCATCAACGGGAAGATTGACCCCGTGGCCGCTGATGCCCAGTGGGCGCGCAACACCCGCGTGCGGGCGGGCAGCCGGGCCACGGATGACGTGAACCTCAGCGGCAGCGGCAGCACGGGCGGCACCGCTGGCGGTGACGATGACGACGAAGACAGCGCCTCCGGCTACTGGAAGAGCCGCGCCAGGCGCGAGCGCGCCGAGGCCGAGCTGGCCGAGCTCAAGCTGGCCGAGCTGCAGGGCCAACTGGTGCGCGCCGATGACTGGGCTGCCGCCCTGGCCAAGCGCGCCGCCGCCTTCCGCGAAGGCCTGCTGCAGATCCCCGCCCGCCTGTCGGCCCAGCTTGCTGCGGAATCTGACCAGGCGCGCATCCATGCCCTGCTCGAGGACGAGCTGCGCCAGGTGATGTCGCAGCTCACCGGAGCCACCTGACGCACGCAGGCAGGCTAAAAAACTGAAGGACGACCCATGACAGAGAAAGTAGTGATCGGCAACGCCACGCTGTACCGGGGCGACTGCATGGAGATCCTGCAGAGCTTGCCCGATACGGTAGACGCTCTGATTACCGACCCCCCTTACAGCAGCGGCGGCATGGTTCGCGGCGACCGTGCCATGCAGACCACTGCGGCCAAATACGTGCAGAGCGGCAACGCACTAGACGCGGAACAGAACGAGGACTTCAGCGGTGACAACCGCGACGCACGAAGCTGGGGCTTCTGGGTTAGCTGCTGGCTGACGCTGGTGCAAGAGCGCATGAAGCCAGGCGGCTACGCGCTGTGCTTTACCGACTGGAGGCAACTTCCGATGCTGACCGACGCCTTCCAGGCAGGCGGCTTTGTGTGGCGCGGGCTGGTGCCATGGGACAAGACCGAAAGCAGCCGCGCACCGCACACAGGTTACTTCCGGCACCAGTGCGAATACTTGGTGTGGGGAAGCAACGGACCATTGGCCGCAAGTAAGCACGGCGGCCCGTGGCCCGGCCTCGTGCGTGAGCGCGTGGACCACCGGCAGAAGCTGCACATGACAGGCAAGCCCGTACACCTGATGGGCGAACTGGTGAAGTGCGTGACGCCTGGCGGGCTCATCTTGGACCCGTTCATGGGTTCGGCCAGCACCGGAGTTGCCGCGCTCCAGCTTGGGTACCGCTTCATCGGCATCGAGAAGACCGCGCATTACTTCGACGTGGCATGCAAGCGCCTGGAACGTGCTGTGGGCGGTGACCTACTGCCGCAGCAGGTCGAGCAGCAAGCGCTGGTGTAAAGCAAACAGCCGACCCCCCATGGGCGCCCGCGACCTCCCGCACCAGCTCGTTGACGCGCAGCAGCGCGTCGATGAGATCCTGCGCGAGTTCGCGGCCATGCCGGCGCGCATCGGCGTCTCCACCTGGTCCGAGCGCTCCATCATCCTCAGCGCCAAAGACAGCGCCGAGCCCGGCCCCTACCGCGCCGCGCGCACGGCCTACGCCAGCGAGCCGATGGACTGCCTCAGCCAGCACAGCACCGTCGAGGAAGTCGTGCTGATGTGGGGCGCGCAGACCGGCAAGACCCGCATCGGCTCCAACTGGCTGGGCTACCTGGTGGACACCAACCCCGGGCCGGTGATGATCGTGCAGCCCACCATCGACATGGCCAAGCGCTACAGCCGCCAGCGCCTGGCGCCCATGATCGAAGAAAGCCCCGCGCTGCGCCGCAAGGTGCGCGAGAACCGCAGCCGGGATGACGCCAACACCACCCTGCTCAAAGAGTTTGCCGGCGGCTTCATGGCCGTGGCCGGCGCCAACAGCGCCGCGGGCCTGCGCTCCATGCCCGTGCGGGATCTGTTCCTGGACGAAATCGACGGCTACCCGCTGGACGTCGATGGCGAGGGTGATCCTATCAAGCTGGCCGAAGCCCGGCAATCCACCTTCAGCCGCCGCAAGCGCCTGCTCACCAGCACGCCCACCACCAAAGACTTCTCGCGCATCGAGGGCCGGTACCTCGCCAGCGACCGCGCCCGCTTCCACGTGCCCTGCCCGCACTGCCAAGAGCTGCAGCCGCTGGACTGGGGCACCGACAAGCCCCACGGCCTCAAGTGGGACCGCGACGCCGAAGGCCGCGCCCTGCCCGACACCGTGCGCTACGTGTGCCGCGCCTGCGGCGCCGAGATCCGCGAGCACCACAAGCCCGCCATGCTGGCCGGTGGCCGCTGGGTGGCTGAAAACCCCGGCGCCGCCGCCGGCCGCGTGCGCGGCTTCCAGCTCAGCAGCCTCTACAGCCCGCTGGGCTGGCTGAGCTGGGCCACGCTGGTGACCGAGTGGGAAACCGCCATCGCCGCCAGCCGCACGGGCGACATCAGCCTGCTGCGCGTCTTCGTCAACACCCGCCTGGCCGAAACCTTCGAGGAACAAGGCGACCGCGCCGACGAACACGCCCTGCGCAAGCGCGCCACCGATGTGCCCCTGCGCCAGGTGCAGTGGGGCCACTTCGTGCTGACCATGGGCGTGGACACCCAGGGCGACCGCATCGAGGCCTACCTCTGGGCCTGGGGCCGCGGCATGCAGCGCCAACTGGTGGACCGCGCCGTCTTCTACGGCGACCCCGGCCAGGCCGAAAGCGAACCCGGCAGCGTGTGGGCCCGCCTCACCGAATACCGCCGCACCCCCGTGCTGCACGCCAGCGGCCGGCCCGTGCCCATCATCGCCACCATGATTGATTCGGGCGGCCACCACACCCAGGCCGTCTACGCCTACGCCCGCGCCCACCAGCACGCGCACGTCTACGCCGTGAAGGGCCAGAGCCAGGCCGGCAAGGCCATCCTGGGCAAGCCCAGCGACGTGGACGTCAACTGGCGCGGCAACAAGATCAAGGGCGGCGTCAAGCTCTGGCCCATCGGCACCGACACCGCCAAGGCCGAAATCTACGGCCGCCTGCGCACCGAGCAGCCCGGCCCCGGCTACGTGCTCCTGAGCCGCCTGCTGCCGCCCGAGGTCTTTGAGCAGCTCACCGCCGAGCGCCTGGTCACCAAATACGTCAAAGGCCGCCCGCGCCTGGAGTGGGTCAAGCCCAACGGCCGCCGCAACGAAGCGCTCGACTGCGCCGTCTACGCCCTGGCCGGCGCCCACTTCGCCGGCATCGACCGCTGGAAAGAGGGCGACTGGCTCAAGTGGCAGAACCGCGTGGAAGAGCGCAGCCTGTTCGACGAAGCGCCGGCTGCGCCCGCGCCCCAGGCCGGCCCTGCGCCAATGTCATCCGCGCCGGCCGGCAATGTCACGCCTGCGGGAAATGTCTCGGCCAATGTCCCCGCCGCGCCGACTGCGCCCCAGGCCGCCCCCCAGGCCGTGCCCACCTCCGCCCCCGTGCCCCAGCCCCGCTTCCGCATCAACTACCGCCGTTGACCGCCATGCCCAAAGCCGCCGCCCCCGCACCCGCCGCCCCGCCGCCCCGCATGCCCTGGGACGAAGCCGGCGCCGGTGACGACATCGTGGCCGACATCCTGCAGCGCGTGGTGGCGCTCACCCCCGGTTTCACCGCCGCCCTGGCCGTGCAGATCGACCGCCAGGTGCGCGAACACTGGGGCGGTGACAGGCCCTACATCGCCCGCCGCGCGGGCGAGGGCACCAGCCAGCGCAACGCCGCCATCCGCCGCGAACACCGCGCCGGCACGCACGTGGGCGCGCTCAGCCGCAAATACCGGCTCAGCCGCCAGCGCATCCACCAGATCGTCACCGAGGCTGACGCCGACACCGCCCCCCAAAACGTCAAGCCCCTTGCCTTACCCGCTTGACACCCCAGCGCCTATCTTCATGCGAAAGCGCGCCATGCCCCGGCGCCCCACCGCATGGCAGACATCCCCAACATCGAACCCAGCAGCGCGAACGCCGGCGACACCTGGCGCTGGACGCGCACCCTGGCCGACTACCCCGCCAGCGCGGGCTGGGCGCTGAGCTACACGCTCATCAACGCCGCGGCCAAGATCACCATCAACGCCACGGCCTCCGGTGATGACCACGCCGTCACCGTGGCCGCCGGCACCACCGGGGGCTATGCCGCCGGCACCTATGACTGGCGGGCCCGCGTCACCCGCTCGGGCGAGGTCTACACGGTGGGCGAAGGCCGCCTCACGGTGCGCAACGCCTACGCAGCCGCCACGTTCGACGCCCGCAGCCACGCCCGCAAAACGCTGGATGCCATCGAGGCCGTCATCGAAAACCGCGCCTCCAGCGCCGTGGCCGAATACCAGATCGCCGGCCGCCAGCTCAAGAACATCCCCGTGGCCGATCTGCTCAGCCTGCGCGACAAATACCGCGCCGAGGTCAAGCGCGAAGACGCCGCCGCCGCCGTGGCCGCTGGCCTGCCTGACAGCCGCCGCGTCTACGTGAGGTTCGGATGAGCAACTTCCTCAGCAGCACCCGCCAGTGGCTGGCCCAGCGCATCGCCCCGGCCGCCCGCGTGCAGAAACGCCGCTTCGAGGGCGCGCGGATTGACCGCCTCACCGCTGACTGGATCAGCACCACCAACAGCATCAACGA